TCTTCCACCATCAGATGGCAAAGGTGTAGGTAAACCTGACCCTGCAACTGGTGGGAGCGAAGAGGGGTGCGGATGTTCTTCCACACCACATCAATATCATTATTGTATTGAGCCATTAGGGCAGGCATCTCCATGCGGATAGTGCCTGTACCAATAGACTTAATCTCAATGAGGCAATCATCTCCTAGGCCTTTGATCCATCCATCGGCATGCCCACGCATCATATACTTGTCGCTACGTAAGGGAACCTCTAGGTACTCATCTTCAATGTCTACATTGTTAGACGACAGGTCCCAACCTTTACCTGTGGGACCGTGCCACATACCGTAAAGTACGCCCATCTCTCTAAACCAGTTCTGCCACTTGGCGTGGATGGTGTGGCCTTCAGCAAAGATAGATGCTAGGCGCAGGGTTGTCTTGTCACGAGTCTCAATGTAGTTTCCCTTGATGGCATGATACTGAGCAAGGGCGCACCACTCTTGCTTGATAATATCTGAGGGATGGATATAAGACTGATCTCGCTCATCAAACGGCTGTGCAAGTACGTGACGCTCTAGGGCACCAAGCAACCTGCTCTCGCGCTTGTTACTATTTAGAAACGCCTTTAGATCCTTGCTCGGAATTGTCGTCGGCTTTCCCGCCATATTTGCCCTCCAGCTCTAGCCACTCATCAAGAGTGACACCTTGTTTACGCATCTTGCGTTCTACCGCATTACGTTCTCGGTGTGATAGTCCACCAAAAATCCCATGAAGCTCCTCGTTTACGAGTGCTTCTTTAAGGCATTCTTTTCTTACCGGACAAGGAGGTCTACCATCCTTGCCCCAACAGATTGCCTTAGCCTTATCCGCTATGGGCTTGTATAGATGTTTGTCTCTGGGTGGGAAGAACATCTCTGTATCTTCTCCCCGACACTTGGCATCATATCTCCAAGTCCATGGCGGGTCATATTTGTTTGGCACTACTCACCTCTTACTGCGTTACGCAGTTCAAAAAAATCCTCCTCCAGTAGTACCACGTAGTTTTCACCATCGAGATGCAGACCCAGTACAGGCATTCTGCTATCCAAAATTGCTTCTTTGGTAATCTTCTCAAGTACTTCTGACTTGATTGTTACCGACTTCTTACCGGTCCACTTGTGCTCGATAAGGAGGTCGTCTGTTCTGACGTCCCCCTTACGAGACCAAAAAGCACCAGATGCGGCGTTGCGCTTGCCGCCTGCTACTTTCTCTAAACGCTTTTCATGCTTTAGAGACTGCTTCTGACCCTCACTCTTCATCAGAACTCATCATCAGTACTGGAGAAGACTTCAAGGTATCCATAACCGCTGCGGTTAGTTCTTCCTTTAAGTCAATCTCTTCACGGATAGAGTCAATGAGAGCCTGAGAGCCTTGCCACTTACGATCATTATAGTACATCCAGCCACCACGACGTTCTACGATGCCGTTGAGGATTGAGAGGGCTACGATCTCTTTTCCAGAGTCGTAATTACCCGCATCAATAGGTCCACCATCGGAGAAGTAGAAGTCGAGGTAGGCTGTCTGCTGTGGAGGGTAGGTCTTGTTTTTAATAGTACGGACGCGAATCGTCTGCCCCACACGACGCTTCTCTTGTCCGGTGCCTACCTCGAGCCATTCGTCACGCTTTACTTCGCAACGGATACTGTAGGCATAGTCTTTGCCAAGACCCCCTGGGGTTGTACGAGGATCGCCATGCATGACGCCGATCTTCATACGGTATTGGTTGATCATCATGCCCAAGACTGGGCGTTCTGACTCAATCAAATCTCTTTTAGTTGCTGAGGCAACCTTACGGAAGAACTTATTGGTGATTAGAGCACCGCGTCCTACCGTGAACTCATCCATTTCTTTCTCGTCTTCCGCTCCAGGAACCAGGGCAGGAAGAGAATCAATAACAACCATATCCACGGACTTACTTTCCATGAACTTAATGACCGCTTCATAGGCGTCCTCCATATTGTTAGTTTCTACAAGGATGACCCGTTCAGTATCCACGCCACAAAGCTCTGCATACTTAGAGTCAAAGTCTTCTGCTGCAATCCATACAGCTGTGAAGTTTGGGTTAATCTTCTGATTAGCTGCGATAGTGCGCAAGGCAATAGCTGTTTTACCATGAGAAGCCTCACCAATAAGCTCTACCCAACGGTTCATAGCCCAGCCTCCGCCAAGCACTACGTCTAAGGTTAAGGAGCCTGAGGTAATACGTGGGTTGAGAACCACATCGCTAGCGGCAACTACGGTGTTAGGACCAAGCTTCTTGTTAAGCAGGGCTACAACCTTGAGTGCGTCTGAATTGATTGTCATTGTCATTAACCGATCCTATCTACGATAATGTTTGGATTAAACCCGCCACTTTGTCCTACTTGCTTAGCTGGAGTAGCTGTAGCTCCTCCGCTTCCACTAGGAAGACCGGCACCGGAACCAGACTGCATTACTGGGTAGCCACAGTCGTAGCATCGCATACGCTGAGTACCTAGAGGGGCAAAGTAATTGCCGGAAGAACAGTTAGGGCAATACTCGGCACGCTTAGCACTCTGAGCTTTGGTTGTTAACTGATCTGCATTAGGATCATAGTTAACCTGAACGTTTGGCTGCTGTGCCGGAGGAGTGTAGATTACCGGTTGAGAAGGTCCTGTTGGAGGAGTGGCTTGACGAGGTGCTGCTGGAGCACCCATCTTCTTAGACCACCAATCGCTATTCGCCATGTGATTCCACCTTTGATTCTATTAACTCGAGATTAAATAATGTTGATATGCAGGAGATGGTTGAAGAGATAGCTACAACCCTGAACAGGCTGGTCATGCCCTCTATATCAAGATCTCCTAGGGAATCTAATTGTTCCCCATCATCTTCTAAAAGATAGGCCGCTGTGCAGATTCGAGAACACATGTCTGCATGCGAATCTATAAAGGGAAGAAGCCTTGCAAATCGTTCTAGACGATTTTGACTTGCAGCAACTTCCATCTCAGCTACCTCATCAGAGATAGGAGGCAATCCCATAGCCTCTGCAATACCCTCTGATGGTTCAAGCATAGAGTCATAGATGGCTTGCCTGATGAGGATAGGCAGAGGTATGTGCTTTACCTCAATCCTTCTTTTCTTCTTACGTCTAAACATTAGTCCTTAGCCTCTCCCCATTTATCTACAATTTTAACATCTGCTAGCATAGGGATAGACAAGGCTTTGATGCCTTCCATAGCCTCACGAATAGCGGCTGCTGTTTCTTCGATGATCTCTTTTGGAGCAACCGTGACTAGTTCATCGTGGATAGTCAGGATCATGGCAGCCTTATCAGGTAGTAAACCTTCTGCCCGTACCATAGCCAACTTGATTAGGTCGGCTGCGGAACCTTGGATAACCGTGTTAAACGCCTGTCGTTCTGCGCTAGCACGCTTACCCATTTCCCTGGAAAGCATGTCGGGTAGATAACGACGTCGGTTCATGTAGGTAAGGGCGTACGGAACAGGACCACGCCTACGGGTCTCAGCTACCACACGCCTCTTATACTGAGAGATAGCAGGAAACTTGCGTCCAAAGCTATCTAGTAAGTCTCTGGCTTCACGTCCAGTGACCCCAATAGAGGTAGCGATCTTCTCAGGACCAATACCGTACATCATACCTAGCACCAAAGTCTTTGCACCACTGCGGGTGATTCCAACTGTGTCGCCAATGGTTGTATAGATATCTACGCCGTCAACATAGTTCTGACATAAAACCCTATCATTACTGAATGATGAGAGGATTCTAGGCTCGATCTGAGAATAGTCAGCCACTACTAGCTGGTGACCCTCTGGAGCTACAAACAGATTACGGATAGCTTTTCCGTTAGCTGTGCGTGGGTTAGGCACATTCTGTAAGTTAGGGTTGCGACTTGAGAAGCGACCGGTATCTGCACCATACTGGATAAAGTCTGTGTGAATCCGGCCCTTGAGTAGCAGAGATTTCTTAGCTACAGTCTTTGCTTTGCCACCAGTAGTGCGTGTAATGTCTCCACCTAAGTATGGGATTACATATGTAGTAAGCAACTTGTTTAAGTCGGAATAGTTGAGAAGGGCGTCAACTAAAGCATCCTTGCCCTGGAATGCTTTTAGCGCAGGCTCAGACACCGAGTAGTCTGATATAACGGGAGCGATACCGTTTTCGCTATTAGTGACGCCCTTCGGGGTAAGAACGCGAGGTCGAAGTCCGCGACCACCGTCCTTCTTCGCAGAGAAGAGTAGTTTTTGTTTCTCAGGAACACTGTTAATGTTAAAAGCCTTGCCAGCTAAACGATAGATGTCAGCCTTAGTGGTTTCTAACTGAGACTCTAGGTCTACCTTAAGAATCTTTAAAGCCTCTACATCAATGTCCGCACCATGCAGTTCCATCTTAGAAATTACATAGAGCACGTCCATCTCTAGGCTAAACACTCCACGCACGTTATCTTCGTCAAGCTTAGGAGAGTACTTATTCCAAAGCTTCCACGTCCACTCTGCGTCAAGTCCGGCGTAGGTAGCAACGTCATCAAAGGTGTGGGCCTCAATCTCAGCACCGACGCCCTTGACCATGTTGTAATCAAACTCGCGCTTCAAGCAGTCATCTAAACCTAGGTGACGGCTATTGCGAGTATCTAGGATAAAAGCAGCGTTAAGAGTACAGGCGTAAGGCTTAGAAGGTAGGCCACCGATATACTTTGAAACGCTTTGGATATCAAACTTAAGATTGTGACCGATCTTCAATAGGTCACTAAAGAACAAAGGCTTTAGAGCCTTAAATACTTCTCCCACCATAAGCTGGTCAGGGGCTTCACCAAAAATCTTAGTAGCCTTGCGCTCATCCTTGCTGTAATCGCTAGGACGTAGGGGTAAACCCTTGATGATACGGTCTTGGGCAGAAGGAAGCAGAGGGTACTCAGTGCGTAGGTATTCACCGTTAGGGTGCCCCATAGGGATAACATCTACGCGACCATTAGTAGCCAAGGCAATCCACACTACTTGGTTCTGTCGTGGGTCTCCACGGTGATCGCCCATAGTTTCAACGTCAAATACAAAAGCATCTTGTAATAGGTAGTACTCAACGAGCTCGGACAGTTGCTCGTCTGTGGTAATAATATTCATCGCTCTCCTGAAAGTAGGTTAGGGAGCCGGTAGAAAGGAGGTAAAACCCGGCTCCCCAACATTAGTGGGACATACTAGTTGCTAGCGGCAATTTCACGTGCTACATCAGAAAGCTCCTGCCTTGACGACATATAAATGGCATCAGAGGTATAAGGCTTAAGAGTCTTGACGTAATCAGCCGTAGCGACTGGATCGATATCCCAATCATCAGCGAGATCGCGCTCCTTTACAGGAACGATTGTGTGAGTAGTCTTGGTACCAGTACCTGACTTACTAACAGCGTAGTAAATGTCTGAGCGGTTAAGCGGCCCAGTCTTAGGATCAGAAGCAAGCTTCTCGATCTGCTTGCAAAGACGAATACCAACAGTCATAAGTTCAAGCTGTGGGCCCTCAGGGTCAGAAAGATTGAGGACAGTAAAAGCAAACTTACGAGATGGAACGCTGCCTACTGCAATTAGTGGATCATCTTCACCGATGCTGATAAAAGACTTCTTACCTGTACGGTTAACCCAATGCTGCATAAATGAGATTGGCTCAGATGAAATGAACTTGATGAGTTGAAGATCCTCATCGAACTTGAAGTCGGTAGCATACTTGCTATTCTTTACAGAAGCTTCCTTGACAGAAGCCCAACCGGTTTGGATAATTGAAGAGTTGTTAGATGAAAAGTCTTCATCCTCTTCAATGAAGAGATCTACATC